TTGTTGATCAGTGTCAACATATCATCAGGAAGGTTTACTTCATATAACCTCTCAATATACTGTGATATCTGAATAGGCTTCTCCTGAAACAGAGCACCCAGGTTATTTTCAGTAACCAAGCCCGAAAAATCCTTCGGTTCATAAACTTGATTTGGGAAAACTTTCATTGTTATAAATATTTAAAATTGTTTAAGTTATGTTATACGTTTTAGCAATCGTGTTAATTAATCTATTACTAGCCTTTTTAGTCTTTTCAGACTGAAATGTCCCTTCTGTCATTTTACCATCTGTTTTTGAGATAGCCTCTTCAAACTCTTTCATTGTATCTTTTTTTCCTTTTTCAACCAATTTTGAGAAATCTGAAAAACCTCTTGTTATCTCAAACAAATAATGAAGTTTAATTTCAAAATCTACAGGATTTTCCATCCTAGCTGCTACAATCCTATTAACTGGATTACCATTTTTATCTTTACCTGCAGGAACAGTCATAGACTTTATTAGTTCTGATTTCACCTTATCATTTAATTTAAGACCCGGAATTATTTCTGTCGCATCCTGAATCTTTTTATTAAGGTTAGCTAAGTCTTGTCTAGCTTGATCTTGCATCATTTTCTCTTTCTGCTTTGCTTGCTCAACAGCTTGTTCTTTCTCTGTTTTTAACAGATCTTTAAGTTCTGTTGCGGCATTTAAAGCTTCTTCTTCTAATTCTCCACTATCTTCATAGTATTGAATCTGATTATCTATTTTCTTATCAGAAAACTTAGACGTCTTCTTAAGATAATTCCTTACTGTTTCTTTTTGTAAAGAAATATCTTCTTTGATCTTATCTTCATCGAGAGATAGCACCTGAAGTTCTTCTTTATCTAATTTTAACAATTGTTCTAAAGGAACACCTTCTTCATAATTGTTTATCAGATCCTTCACTCTATCTGGAAGAGTTTCCTTATACATTTCAACAGCGCCAACTATTTCATTAATCATTGCTGTTTTAAGTCCCTCCGCAGTTCCATCAAATTCTTCCATATTTAAATTAGGAAGAACGCCCTCCTCTTTTAAAAGCTTTGCATACGGAGTAAATGGAGAAGAACTTTGCTTTTTATCTGGATCAGTAGAGGAGGGCTTCTCTTCTTCCTCTATTTCTTCTTCTTGTTCTTCTTCCTCTTCTTCTACTTCTTCAAGATCTATAAGACCTTCATCTTCTTTTTTTGTCTCTTTTTTAACTTCCGTTTTATTGTCTTCGATTTTTGGAACCTCAAAAGATTCTGCAAAATCGCTCACTCCTTCTACCTCTATAGGATCTCCAACAAGAGATGCTAAATCGGTATTAAATATTACGTCCTTCTCCATAACAATAATTTATTACAAAAATATATTCATTTAATATACAACACAAATTTTTTACTATTTATCAATTCCAATTATAAACTTTACTTATAGATTTTCTAAAATAAATTTTAAGATTATCGTGGTATAGTAGTTGTAACCAGCTTCTTTTTAGTTAAAGAAAACACTGATTTTCGATCTCGTGTATGAGTACTACCACATTCTGCACATCTATATGCAGGATATTTTCCAGTATTTGTAACATGATATCCATCGTGAACTAACTTATCTGATCCACATATCGCACATACTTTTTCTTCAGCCTCCATATACACACCAACATTTGGATGTCCTTTTATCCAAGGCCTAAGTTTAATATACACTTCTTCAAGCAAAAATACATCTCCTTGGTTATATTTTTCCATATATTCTAAAGCCCTTTCGTCACCATTTTTAGACCTCTTCCAAAGACTAAAATCTGTCTCCATTTTTTCATCAAATCCAAAAGTTCTAGCCAAAGCGTTTAATGAATTGTGGGTAAACCCAAACTGTCTTTGAGCAACCTTTAATGTATCAATAGTTCTATATGGACTTGTAGGAGGTAAACCATTAACTAAAAATCTAGTATTAATATTAGGAATATCAAAATTATCTCCATTATGAGCAATTACTATATCTGCTTGATCTAACAAGTCCCATAATCCATATACTATTCTTCTATCGTTTTCTTCAAGAACTTCCTTACCATTAAGTCTCATGCTCATAACTTCTTGGGAATCAAGCCATTTTGCCGCCCAAGTTAACATAAACCATTTTGATATTACTTGACTATCTGACACATGTGCTTTCCATACTTGTGTCTGCCATATGTATGCTTCTAAAGGAGTTGTTTCAATATCAAGAAGTAGTATTTTTGGAAACTTATGATTTTTACTTCTAACTATTTCTTTAGCTTTATATATGTTATCTTTTGTTGTTTTAAATCTTTTTGAGAGTTTACCTGCCCCCATGTCTAAATAAATTGGTTTTCTAGAAAATAAATCAATTAAATATTCAAAACTTTTTGTTTCCTTCATAATTATATTTCATTTAATATATTAACATTAAAACATTCTTTGTATCCTTTAAAATGAATACGAGGTGTATATTTAAAATTAGAAAATTGTTTATGATATTCCTTTTCTAAATCAAATGCTTCAATACTATTGCATTTTATTTCTTTTATTAGTGTATAATTATATGGCATTTTACTAGAACAATTAAATCGCTCAGCTATTGATATAGAGGTTAACCCAATTTTAACAAATTTTTCATTATTGTCATACATAAGTATTATATAAACATAAGCATATATTTTATTATATCTCTCACAATAGTTTACCCAAGATGATTTTTTATACCCATGAGAAAACACACTTGCACATCCTGGACAACCACATCCTCTAAGATGTTCTCTAGCTACTTGATAAAAGTCGCCATGAATTGGACAAGTTATTATAACTTTTTCATCACTTTTAGAATATTTAACTTTGTCATAATTATAAAAATAATTATGAATAGTATTTGCTTTTTCTATAAAGCGATTGTTATTATACTGAAAAAAATTAACTCTTTTCTCAATGCCACATTTACGACATCCCTGCCCATTTAAATGAGCATTTGGTTGTAAAAGGAATAACCCGTGTTTTTCACAAATTATTTCTACTTTTGAATGAGCGTTTTTATATAAAACTTTAGAATAATCATATTTTAAGCCATGTTTAAACATTGCTTTTTTAATAAATTTATTAGTCTTATCATCTAACTTCATTCTCCTGATTTTTTAGGTTTGCTTCTATTGTTTCTTTCTGTCTCCGCTTCGACAGCTTTATTATGTCGTATAGTTTCCGCCAATTGTCTATCTTGGAGGTCTTTTTTCGTTTCATGTTCTTTTTCTTTCAAATCAATACCAGAGTCATCTTGTTCTTTACCAAGTTTTAATAATTCTATTTGTAAATTAACATCTATTTCATATTTCTTTAAGTCTCTATCCTTTTGTTTTTCCTCAGCTTCTCTGGCAGCTAACTCTTTAGCAGACTCTAATTTCATTTTTTCCATCTGCTCAACTTGCTTAGCTCTAGCCTCTTCATCTTCCTCAAGTAAGTGTGCCTTTTCAGCCATACTTTCAGATTTAAGAACATTCAATAAAACTGAAGCAGAAGATCCATTTTGAACAAATGATTGAGCCAGAGATTCAAGTACTTGATTTATTTTAGCATCCTCAGATGAAGAATTCACAAATACATCATAATCAGCATTTGAAATAGCATCCCCATTTATATCAAGCATCATTCTAGAAGCATCATCTAATATAAAATCAGCTTTTAAATTTTTACCTTTATACACTTGTTTTGCAATATCAACACATGCCTGTAATACTCTCCTCTTTGTATCCTCATGAATAGTAAACCATTTTTCAGTAGTATGTGAAGATTGTGTAATAGCTCTTTCTACCCCACCAACAGTTTCTCTATTATCTACTTGGCCTTCTCTTTGTTTAGTTATACCAGCAATTGTACCTAATTGTTGTTCTATATATGCTAACATGGAAATGTTTTGCTGAATAAATTGTCCTATTTCAGGAGATATAGCTTTATTAGTGGTATTGAAGTTTCCTGCTAATTTACCTTGGGCTTGTCCTTTCTTTCCTTCATTGAAAGGATCTACCACCATATATCCTAAAATATGGAGATAATACATCCACTTATCAAGATCCCAATCATCAGGTATCTTAGATGTATCAAGTTCTATAATAGGCCCACCAAACCTAGCAACTAATAACTCCAACCTTCTCATATAAATATTATATGCAAATTGGAATGGAGCCATCCTAGACATCATTGATACACCACAATCAGTACCAATATAACCAAGATCACATCTAGATTTATTATTTAAAGAGCGTATTTGAAATTTTCTAGGGCCTAATTTTACATATCTAGATCCACCAATTTTAGTACCTTCATATGCTTCATTAACCCAAAGCCACTGTACAGATTCACCTAAATCTTTATTAGGTACATAATGTTCAGATACCCACTTTTCTTGCTGATCTCCAAACTCATCTATGTATGTAAGCTTACCAAGTTTCCTTCTTCCTCTCCATCTTATCCTTACAACCCTTACATTACCTTTTGAGTCAAATGGACCAACAAATCCATAGTTAGTATATCCATCTTCTACCTCAATTAGTCTAGGATCTTGTTCAGATACAGACAGTGGATAGTACATTCTTGGGTTAACATATGCATAATTCAACACAGAATTACCTTGTTTATCAGCAATTCCACCTTCTAAATAAGCAATATCATCCGGTTTAAGATATTCATAGAACTCATCAATTACTTTACCTATAGGAAGATACTGTATCTGTATAATAATATCAGAATCTTCTACTTTAAATTCTTTAGTAAGCCCCATAAAATAGATAGTCCTGGGATCTACTTTTTCAACAACTATATCACCAGCTACCTCATCTACTCTATATATTTCTCTAGACGACACAAGTAAGTCTTGCATCCCCTCATTAAATTTCTTTTTAAGGTTTTGCTCTTTGTAAATATAATGAAGAAGTCTGGAAGTTGCTAATTCAGCATAATCTTTCCAGCTATATTTCATATATTTACCGAGCTTTTGAATTTTTAATGCAGTCTCTTCTTCTGAATAATTGGCATTTGTAATTTCTTGCTGCACTAAATCCATTGTCATATTCATCAACTGCTCTTGTTTACTAGATACAGCTGACTCATTAATACTTCTAATTATGAAGTTATCTTTCCTAAGATATTCTTCTCCAACTATTAAATCAATTTTTGGAGCAGAGATAGGGTAATTTTTAGCTTCTGATGGAAAAGTAACACCTTCAATATCCATAGGATTGAATACCTTTTCCATATCTTCAGGAATAGCAGTTCCATTATAAATATTATAATTTCTCTGTATTTCTGTTTGTTTTTCTCTATTTAATCCATTCCTATAATAGAGCATAGATTCTCCAGCATCAACACACCTCTTTAGCCACTCTTCTGTCTTCTTAGTACTGCCTAATTTTTGTGCTGGAAAATATATTTGATTATAAGATCCTAATATATCCATGTTATAAAAAATTTTTGCAAATATATAAATTTATTCTAATATATGCTAATTATCACAGTATAAAAAGAATTTTCTATATACTTTACTTGTTAGAAATATAAAATTTACTTTTAGAAGTCTTATATGCCTTATCCCAAAACTTACTAGAAGTCACTGTATGTATGCTTTTATTCACAGAGTTTTTAGATATGTTATATCTATCCTCTCTTAAAATCATAAGATGAATCAAAGAAGATACTCTGTCTGCGTTAACCTCACTGTTATAAGCAATTAACTCTTGTAATAAAGCTGGATCTTTGATAGTTTGTAAGTTAGTAGTGACATCTTCATCATCTTCATTGCCAACATATGCTTTTTGGTTAAGCCATGATAGAATCAACTCTAATCCCCAATTTATAATAGGAACTGTCTGATGAGTACCTTTTAACTGATTACCTGTACCTGCTCCTTTAGATAGTCCTTTTTCCTTTAATATTTCAGGTTCATCTGCTAGCAAATGTAAAGAATTAGTATTCTTCATATGTGAATAGAAACCTTTTAAGTTTCTTTCATAGTTGCACATAGCATTATAATAAATCAAACATCTGCGCCATTGCTCATAAAATTCTTCTGCTAGTTTTGTTCTACCTGTATATTCAACAACTATCTTATCTGTCCAACTATCTAATATAAAACCAGACATCAAAGAATGATCAACATCATCCCCACCATCATTATCTACAGGGTCAAGAGAAGCTAGATATCTACCAAATGGAGGCTTGTCTGAGGAATCCATTTTGGGTAACTCCCATATCTCTATAGCAGTATCTAATATATCACCTCTCCGGTGTGGATATTCTCTAAGAACTGGTTTAGGAGATAATGACCAGTCAACTCTTCCATCTTTTATAAAAAACTGAACTTTCCAAGCTGCCTCTAATAACTTCTTATTTCCTTCTATTTCTCCTAATCTTTCTCTTATATCTTCTATAGGAAAGAAATTACCTTCAGTGGTCAAAAATATATCTGATGGTTTTAATGGCATATTAATAATAGCTGCCATATATTTTCTCCTGTTACCTGAATTTTTAGCTTTTTCTATCTCTTCTTCGATATACATTTTAGCTTTGTCTTCATCGGTTATCATATTTGGGCCCTTCTTGAACTTATTAATAGTGTGTGTTCCAGGAAGGAAGTAACCGATTTTTCCTTTATTTTCCCAAGTATCTTCAAATGCAAGACAGTTAAATTCTTCAGGATTATTAAATATTTCTTTCGTGTGAAGAACTGCTCCGTGAGTACTAAGACCACCAGTACCCAACATATATATGACCAAGTTTTTATAGTCAGCAGATGCTTGGGTGCTTTCTAGAGCACCGAGTACCTCAACTATATTATTCATAAAACCAACCTCTTCTAGAAATGCTCTATTAGGACGAGTACCGTTAGCCGCCAAAGGATCATCGGCAAAGGTTCTATGATTTATAACAGACCCTAAATAAGATGCAAGTGTTTTGCCAGAAGCTAAAGAACCAGTATAGCTTACATATAAAGGTGATGGAAAGATCTCACCGTTAATTATTTGCTTATCTGGAAGATGTTCTATTGCTAATTTTACTTTCTTTAGTAAGTCATCAGAGTACTTACTTTCTATCGCACCAACTACAGTATCTGAAGTAAGTGGTGAATTATTTCTTTTGTTTTCTAAATATGTTTCATAATCATAGGCCCCATCAAATAAGAAATTATGTAATATTAGTGCACTTGACCAATATGAGTTATGGGTAACAACAAAATCTCTAGTTAGATAGGTATGATCATCATTATCAACCATTATACAACTACATTCTTCTTGATAGTCCATCTTCTTAATATCTACTATAGCTA